GCTTGATGTGACGAACTTTCATGATATGCTCCAGGTGATGTGGGTTGATGATGTTTGGTTAGGCGATCTTCGCAATCAGGTGATTGATCGAGGCAGTGTCCTCGAAGAATTCGCCAAGGCGCTTGAAGCGTGCGGTGTCAGTTTCCGAGTTCGACTCGTACTTGCCAACGAACTTCAAGATCTTGCAGAGCGTAGCGTCCGATACCTGACCGCGCATGCGGTCGCCAGCAGTCGTGACTTGATGCCCGTGTTTGGTGTGCACGATTTTCAGCACGTCACCATTGGGGTACATGACCTTGATGGAGTTCCGAACACCGGTCTTAACTTCAACCGTTGTCTTCGTGATCTCTTGTTTTGCCATGGTTTTCTCCGCAGTGGGTTAGTCGATGTTGCAACTGTACTACAACAGCGGGACAATGGTAAACTAAATTGTAACTGACTCCGGAAATGTAACGAGCATCGACACTGCCGGCTTTGGAGAAGGAAGAAGGAAGAAGAAGAAGAAGAACATTCTAAACGAGTTGCTGCCAAATGTTTAGCGGAAGGGCGGCATCACTCACAACAGAAACTAACCTGCCCCCACTGTGGTAAAGTGGGGGCAGGAAATGCATTGAAGCGTTGGCACGAAATGCATTGAAGCGTTGGCACTTCAATAACTGCAGACTTATCGCATCTTTGAAAACTCAGCGATAATTTGTGGGGCAGCCGTATCAAATCCACTTATATCTAACATTCCAGCGTCCTTCGGATCAGCGATTGTGAAGTTCGATACCGAGGTACCGATGACAACGTTCTTCGCGGTGGCGACGAACTTCTTGCGGTAGTCGCGCAGTGCTTGCACTGGTTGGATGCTACCTGCCCAAGTTTCGTTGTCGGTGATAGTTACGAACATATCCACACCAGACATGTTGTTTCGCAGCGCGTGCAACATCGGTTGTGCGCAGTCAGTACCACCCCAGTTGAAGCGCTGCATCACATTCAGAACTGCGTCGAGACGCATGTTCGGAGAGATTTTCAGTTCACTCATCTGTGTGTTGAAACCGCCAATCCAGTAGTTCTTCTGGTTCTTTACGATTGCCAGTGCCATGACACCTGCAACTTCGGCTGCGGTCAGGTTCGGAGAACCATTCACGCTAGCACCAAACATAGAACCAGAGCAGTCGACACCCATGAGGATGCCGGCACCAGTGTCCTCAACGTTCGAGAACGAAGAGTAGAACGCTGCGTCAACCGCGTCGAGGACACGCTGTTCAGCCTTCCAAGTCAACGAACCCTTCTCGCCGTGACCAGCTTGGTACTGTTTGAACGCCTGCAGGAGCGAGATCGGGTGAACTCGCTGAGCCTTCAGAGCTTCAACATCAGAAAGCTTGTCAATCACAAGCTTCGCACCCGACGACATTGGAGCAATCACACCAGCGGCGGAGAGCTTACCCAATTGGCGAACAATGGCAGTCAGACCCATATGTGGCAGCAAAGCCATCAACACATTTTGGTCCTTCAAGAACTGCGTAGGAACGAGTTCCCACGAGATGTCCTTGTTGCCTTCGATGAGGCGAACCACATCCTTGGCAGACTGGGCGCGCTTCAAGTACTCGAAGTCAACAACCAACTGAGGGATGGTGTCGCCTTTGGTCAGAGCGTCACCGCCCTTAACCACGTACTTGAACAGGTTGTTTTGAACTTCATTCTGCGCCTTCGTGTGTGCCAAGCGCAGGACGTCACGGTGTGACCAACCATTGCGAGACTGATACTTCAGGACCTGAACGGCAAGCTTGTCAATTGACCGGTTCGTGTACCACTTCGACAGACCACGCTTCGCAGCGGCGTTCCACTTCCCGAGGGAGTTCAACACGCCGACGAACGTGAACAGGTGAGTACCTGTGCGGGCAACCTTCGGCAAAGCGTCGTACGCAGCAGCTTGAACTTCAGGCGAACCCTTGGCAGCGGCAAGCGCCAGTACCACGAGTGCTGGGTCGTTCTTTGGCGCGCGACCGGCGACCGAGTACTCAACCACGCGGTTGATAGCACGGACACCATCTTCAGCGATGCACGCAAGCGTGTTCGCGAAGGACTGCTTCGTCACGTCCTTTTCGCCAACGTAGTAGTTCCCGCCCTCAGAACCGATCATGATGAAACGGTCAAGGGTAGCCCACTTGTCGAGTACAAATGTAAAGCCACCAGCGTTGTTGTGCGCCATGTCAGCTTCGCGGCCTGGGATAGCCTGAGATTGTGGAGTCACAACCTTCGACGGCTTCGTGGTGGATGCTTCAGCGAATTCGGTGTAAATCTTAGACGACATTTTCGTTCTCCATATGTGTTTCGGTTGGCTCTTAAGCGTGGCCAACAAATTACGCTTTGTCAGACGGCGATTGTACGCTTGATGCAGACATCACCGACGGAAAGATCTGGTTGATAGCCGGAATTATGAGACCATCTTTGACAGTTGGCTCCGTGCGATGTGGCTTCTTTCTTTTCACAACATTGAACCACTGTTCGCACAGTGTGTCAGTCAATGAGCACATGTGCTCATACAAACTTTGACTATGCCCTACAGCCTGTTTGAAGACCTTCGTCTTTCCGGACGACACTTGTGTCAGAACAATAGTCAGTCCACCAGTGCTGTGCCGGGTCACATCAAATTCGTATTCAGCTGAACTTAGTTTTTCCATGATCACTTCCTTACAGCAGCCCTAGCAAAAGATTGCAGTCGGAGATTTCAGCTCAGGTGCGCTTGTTCAGAGCACATTTATCCATTGCCTAGGAGGTTTTCTTACCAGCAAATAGCGCGTTTCTCTAACACGCAACCAAGCCCAGTTTGGCGACCACTGAACAGGCCATATCTCTAACGTATGAGATACAACGATCACTAAACAAGGGAGATTTCTGTCCCTGAACGTGACTTACTACTTTGCATCGTAAAGGATAACCAACACGCTGCGGCTAGGGTTGTTGTAAGGAAATGAGATGCTACGTCGTTATGCTCGAACAAATGAGCAAGTGACGGGGGAATCGACTAGATAACCATCACTCTACGGTTCGAACGTAGCGCTGCTGACTTTCATCAGCACGTCGTATTTAGCGACGATAGGCGAATTTTACTCTGCTGGGAAGAAGCTGCCATCAATAAATTCAGGTTCAGCTGGAGCAGTGTACATAATGCCAGGTTCAATGAGAACGTACCAACAGTCTTCAGGAACTTTGAAGGATGTGATGTCATGAATGCACATATCGTACATTACTTTCAAGCGCTCACCGGGTTTTGCGGGGTGATTCACAATGATGTATTCGTGCAATGGGGCACCCTTGAATGTGCCGAGAGTTTTTTCTGACACTTCGGTTGTCTCATCCAACGGTTCAAAGATCACACTATCGTCTTGAACTAGCCAAGGATATTCTTCAGCGAAGATTTTTTCAGCTTCGTCCTCGTCAAAATCTTCATCGGTGAATTCATCGAATTCGCTGTCTTTATATTCTTCGCTGTCTTCAGCTCCAATGAAAAAGCCATATGAGAATGCATACAAGTACGCGATGGGGAAAGCTGAGAATACAGTAAGGATGCATGTCCAGAACCCAGCCACCCCAAATGCCACTTCGAGAACAAGAAGTGCCAAAGCAGTTATGGCACCGGCTTTAATACACATTACTGAAGCGTCGCGCATTTTCATAGAATCCCCTTATTGAATTCGCGTGATGTGGACGTGTTGACGTCCTTCATCCGTAACGATCATTGTGTCAATGGCACTTCCAACATCGAGTTTAAGAATGCGCCTGATTTCCGCAGGCGTGAGTGCCTTTGAATGATGAATCGTCTTATCAGTGTATTCGTAACTGCGTGTGAAGCGACCAAGCCTAAATGAGGCCTCAAATTTCTTGGACTCAAAAAGCTCGGTTACTTTCATTTGACTTCCGCAGTAACTTCTTTCACCCCAAAACGTGAAACGCCCCACATGCCGCTTTCACCATCAGATGAGACGACATACACAATAGGCAACGTTTTGTGTTTGAACACGTACAGGTATTCACCTTCCTTCGATCTGCCAGATGCCAGTTTCTTCACGTCGGGTAGCTCTTTGAGTTGAATTTTCTGGTGTGCATCAGAATGATCTGGGGTGAAGTACGATTCCTTTGGTGCAGTTCTCTTACCGAGTGTGTCATGATCGAATACGCACTCACCTAGGTCCTTCACGGCACCATTGGCTTTCAATCCTTTCAGAGAGAGAACAATGTTCGCTGGAAGTGTAACACTTCCGCCATGGATTTTTGACAGACCTTTTGCCAATGCAATAGCGGCGTTATCAACAACCTCGCCTTCAGCTAGACTCTCGGTGGCCTTAACTTTCTTTGCCTTCTTCAGGAGTTCCTTGAAGGCGTTCACGTAAATGTGAACGAAGGATTCTTCAGCTTGGCCCGCACGGAGTTCTGGCTTTGGAGACACCAGACGAGTTGGAGTGCGTTTGTCACCAAGCATATACGACATTCTGATTTGACCGTTCGCGTACACGTGGTACTTGGTTTCAGATTTGTCACGCCGAGGGTGCTCAAACGAGAACGTTCCGTTCTTCTGTTCAAGGCGTGTACTGATGTCCTTGACGACAGAAGTCAGAGCATCATATTCAGGGGTTTCTTTGGCTAGCTTGATGATGTGCACCAACTTCTCCGGTGTCACATCCATGTTCTTCAACCAGACTTTGACGTCGCCGAGGACAACCTTGCGCTCTTCATCATAGCCGATATCTTTGCCTTCGAGAAGTTCTGTTACTTTCATTCTGTTTTCCAATGTAAATGGGACTAGGTATTTAGCCCAGCCCGGGTTTGATCAGTGGACGTTCTTTAGTTCATCCAATAGTTGGTGTACCCTGGAACTTTCCGGGATGAACTGAGCAAGGTACTCAGCCTGAACCGGAAGTATTCGTCTACCCTTCAAGATCAAGTGCTCAGCACGACTTGGGGTGTACGGAACGAACAGTAATTCCATACCAGCTTCTTCGAGCGTCTTGTCGTCCTTGCGGTGGTTGTCGTTCTCGCAGGCAGTAATGACGTTAGTCCACAAGTCCTGGCCACCGCGGCTGACAGGCATGATGTGATCACGGGTGAGCTTCATTGCGGAGAACACGCGACCACAGTACCCACAAGTCCAACGGTCACGAGCGAACAACTCGTTGTTCGACAACGTTGGAATACGGCGAGCTCGCTTCAGCACCGAGCTCTCACCCTTTACAGCGATGATTGGTGCCGTCAGGATGCGAGACTGCTGGCCCGTGATGCGGTTCTCGCCGCCACGGAACGCCAGGTGATCTGCGTCGCCAAGCTGCCACGCAACAAGGCCCTTGGCGTGGTACGTAATTGCATCTTCAGCCGAGATCCAGTCAGATGGCTGACCTTGAACATCAAGCTTCAATATCTGGTACTTCATTTTTTGTTCTCCTTAACATGGTCTCAAGGGCATCAACAAACTTGACATGATCTTTTCTGCCACATCCTTTGAATTCTTCAACACTTAGCCACGTTGTAAACTCTGTCTCATCACACCACTTGCCAAAATTCCAACGGTCATGGATCTGTACCCCGTACACAGTGAGCTGGTATGCACCAGATCTTAACACCACACGTTCATCTGCAAGTAGGAAGGGGGTCCCCTTCATGTTCTCTTGGACCAGACCGAGTTCTTCTTCAGCTTCACGGATCGCACATTGGAGCGTGTTCTCCCCATCTTCGATCTTGCCTTTGCTGATCATCGGCCTCGGGCCGCCAAACTTCGGATCTGAAGACACCATCATCAGGTACCGATAAATTCCATCATCACCAAGGATATATGGAATCAAACCGGCACGCGGTCGCTTCTCGTATTGTTCTTCGTCTGGTGTATCCATTGTTCAATTTTAATACGAAAAATGGGAGCAATGTTCAAGAACACGCTCCCAATTCGGGTTGATCAATGCTCATTAAACTCAGGGTCCGTGGTGCGGGAGATCATTGATCGTGTGCGTGTGTTCCTGAGTCATTTCTGAGGTTGTGTGCAAGGCCTCGTGGTGCTCAGCGTGTGTTGCCTCATGCTTGCGATCACAGAGCAGCAAGCACCCAATAAGGGCGACTGCGAGTGCTGCGGCAATGACTGCAAGCCAGCTCATCACTTGAACATGCCGAGGACAGAGTCCTTAACCTTCACCAGCATAGGCATGATGAATGGGCCAAGAACCGCGCCAACGACGACGCCAACAATGAAATCAAACATGATAGTCTCCTTGTGAGTGACCGCGGATTATCCCGCTCTGTATTTACAGATTGCGGCCGATCGTTCACTCGGGCTTGCCGAAATGGGACAACTTAGTGTCCCATTGTAGAAGTCTTTTTGATTGAGCCTGATGTTGTCTGGTGTCACCAGAGGCGTTTCCAGATGCACATGGCTTTCTCCTTGATCATTGGCCAAGCCCTATCACGAAGCAAAAAGAAAATCATTAGCGCGGAATAAATGATAGCCAGAAGCTGAGCCCATTCGCTCAGTGGATGTCCAAAGAAGGTGAACCCTGCAACGAAGGCTGGTGGGGCTACCTTCACGAGTTCCATGAGAACCCCTTTTACGGAGTGGATATGAGAATCCATATTTTGGATGTGAGAGTCCATGTCCATGATGAGCACTGATGTTTAGGTATGAACCTATTTAGCGCCAGTGATCCCGATGGGATGAAGATTCAGCTCACCACAAGAGAGGCATTAGGTGACAAATAGTGTTCAGAAGTCTTTCTCGACTGATAAATGCAGTGCAACACCATCAAACGCCTTGTTCTCATTCACCACAGGCATCAGTGTGAACCGCACCCTTGAGCGATCAACGATTTGCGAAGTGTCAAACTTCACACTTGCAACTGCGAATGGCAGCACAGGCGCAGAATAGCCCGTAACAACACCAACAGAAAAATCAAAGCGACAGCTCTCTGATTCAAGGGTCCGCACTGCGTACACACTTTGTTTTCGCACAGAGTTGTAGTATGTTCCGATGGCGTAGTTCTCACTCGCGATGTACACACCCAGGTTTGTGTTATTGAAATGTGCACCAGTATCCGTGTGGAAGGACACGAGGTGCAAGCCAACGGTTATTGCTGCAGCACAAAGCACATCAAGCCCCTGAAGCCATTTTCTCGATCATAGCTTGCACAACGTATACAGGGTACCCTGTGCGTTCACTAACAGCTGTGACGAAGGCCGCATAATTGGGGTCACCGATCAATCTGGCCATCGACCGCAAAACCATTGTGGTGTATCGCGACTTGTTCATAGTTTCTCCACAATCCATTTTCTACTGAACCAAAAGCCATGCATACTCTGGATGGACTGTGTTGTGACATTAATGACTTCAATGATAGCACCATCGAAGTGGTCCATGACCGCCATCCACCCCGGGGATTCAGTAGTATCAGCTGGCTTCTTAACGCGAACTTTGTCACCGGCACTAATCGCATTTATGTCCAAGACTGTAGGTGCAGCAGGAGTGATTGGCGTCAGACCTTGAGCGGTCTTGGGTTCTTTTGCTTTCGCTTCATCGATCAAGCGAGCACGAAGATGGGGTTTAACCCAGGGTTTGATGTCTGTCATTTTTCACCTCTTGCGGATAGACAAAGGGCCCGTCAGACACTTTGTCTACCCGCCAGCAAAGCTGACGCCGTGATCATTGTTAGTGATCACGGAACCTGGTAATTAGGCCAGCTTGATCGAGAAAGGAGCGGCGCCGTCTTCCTTGGCCAGGACGGCTTCGGCCAGGCGTTCACGCAGGGTTTCCAGCTTCAGTTGACGCAGGGCGGAAGGCGAACCGAGCTTCAGGTGGCCAGCGTGTTGAACCATCTTCTCTTGGTCGCGGCAAAAACCACCCAGAACAGCGTTCATGTATGCGGCGCCGAAGAACATGCGCTTGCGTTCGGCCATCAGCTCCTTGGCAGGACGACGGACCTTGGTTGTAGCGGTTGTAGCAGTTGTGGCAGCGGTTGTCTTGGCGGCAGTCTTTGCAGCAGCGGTAGTACCTTGAGTCATGATGAGATTCCTTTCAACTAAGTTTCGGTTGTTTTCGCAATGTTTGTTTAGCGAACAGTTGAATCTTAACACGGCTCCAAAGGATGTACACAGGTAAACTGTAACGAGGATTTGTGTCGTTACAAATCAAAAGAGGACCCGAAGGTCCTCTTGTTTTCCATTCCATGGATTAGGTTTTGCGTACGTGCTTCACACTGATGGTGCACATCCGTGGAGATGTTTGAGCCTTGTTCCACACATCATTCATGCGAACTTGAACGGTCTTGTCATCAACCATCTTCACAACAACACCGTGTTCCTTAGGGCCCTTATGACCATGCACGTCTTCACCAGACACATACACATCATCTCCAGCCTTGAAGGATGTGGCTGCAACACCTTCCCTTATATACACCCCATCAGAGCGGGTCACAACATACCAACCATCACCATCTTCAATATCCTCAAAGAGTTTGTGCAGCTTCTTCTTTGCGGATTCAAGGCGGTCCTTGTCTTCTGCGGACAAGTTCTTACCGCCACGATTGATGTAGAAGTTCAGCCGCGCCATTGCCTGCTTCAGATCCTTACTGTCCTTCTTCAGGCCAGTGGCGATCGCGGTTGCTGATTTGGTGAAGAAGCCTGCTGGTGGTGCCCACTTCTTGTGAACGTCTGCAGCCCACTTGCTCTCTTGTACTGGAACGGTATAACCGTCATCTTGGGATTCAGTGACCGTTTTCTTCGAGTACTTCCGGCGAATTGCGTTCAGTTTATCATCATAGGACTTACCCCAAGTGATCATGCTCTTGACGAAGTTCTTGATTGCAGCAACAGCAGTACCAACAATACCTTCTTCAACCTTAGATTTCATTCTCAACGCTGAAGGTGTATCCTTCCCAGGAACAATTGTTGTGTACTTGGCTTCAAGCTCTTTGACCTTTTCGGTCAATTCAGGAACGAGCTCAGCAAGCGCCTTGAATGCGCCTTCATAATCCACATTGTTTTTAGCCTCACCCTTCGAGGCACGGGTCAAGGTCACAGTGTATGACACTGTCTCAATGACTCGCGTCACTATAGCATCTTCAGCGTTGAACAGATTGTCAGCTACTTCTTTGATGCCAGCATTTGCTTCGTCACGCTTCTCGATAGCTGACTTCATGACAGCGTCAAGCCGCTTGTATCGGTTCATAAGACGTGTCATTGCTGCAGAATCACGGTCAGCAAGTTCAAGGATGACCTTGTCAAGTGCACCCTTAACCTGCTTTTCAGTGTACTTCAAACCTTTTTGGCGGCTTTCGGCCAACAGTTCTTGAACCCGCATTTGTGTGTTCCATGTTTTCCAGATCAGCTATTTAGCCGATTGATCAGATGAAACATCTCTGGTGTGCTATAAAGGGTTAACCAAAATCCGGTGAACATACATTCGAAGAACATCTTGTAGGTGCGCTGGCGCAACCATAGTGTAACGTTCAAAGAACTTCTCAGACGTCCCGCATTTCATGACACTTGGGCCAAGTAGTCCTTTGAAGAACGAATAGCTTATAGTGCTCGCCCTATGAGGGAAAGACACATGCACTGATTGGTGCCAATCTTCACGCTCAAGACTAAGATCATCACGGACCTCCACACCATTGTCAAATCCAACTAATATGAAGTCTTCTGGCAGAAGTTCATTTAGATCAATGATAAGAACCTCGTACAATGCCTTCATTGATTTACCAATCTCACGCTTGAACTGCTCAGCGTCAACAGCAGCGTTCTCTTGAAGATCTCCATGGTTGATGGCGTAGTACTCTTTCAAACGACCGAGCCAAAATCGGTGCTCTTCGGTATCATCTTTCTCTTGAAGATCACGAATGGCGAAGCGAAGGAAACGTTCTGGAATCAGAGTCATATGAGCTCCTTTGGAATGTTGCGATAAAGATGTGGGTGGTGAAGCACGTCGGTGAAATGAATTGAAATTCTACCATCCCAATACTCAATGTCGTATTTTCGGTGCTGAAGTTCATCCTTGTACACGTACTTGAATGACCCGTACCGCACACCATCGATGCCCATAGAACTTACCCACGTGACCAAGCGCTCCCGACTGTTTGGGTACTGTGACACGTACAGATGATCAATGGTGAATGCCAACTCTAGTGCTTGAGCGCGATCAACCAGGAAGGTGTCTCTAATCTTGCGGTGAAGTTCACCTGCACTAAGCTGATCCGTCATGATAGACGGAATCCTACGAACCAAAAATCGACGCGTAAGAAAAACACCCGTCATTTTTTCCAACGCCGATTCTTAGCATGCGATTTTTCGCATCGAGCGGAATCTTTGTCAATGTCATTTGAACTGACTCAAGTGGTCTGGGTTGATCTTGTTTCCAGCAACCGCCACTACTGGTCGACTCGTCACCAGTCTGTTGATGACCTTCTTTACTTGGGCTGGGGTCACCGCGCGAATTTGTGCGAGCTCTTCTTCAACGGTGAAGGTTTGATTGTGGCTGAAGAGTTCAGCAGCTGCAGAGTAAATTCTGTTAAATGGTCGCTCCATCTGACATGCTGTCTGAACACAGAGCGTGTTCGTTGCTCGCTCCATATCAATGGACTTAATCTTTGATGTGTGATTCAACATCACAAATTCGACTGCATCGAAGAAACTTTCAAGCTTGTCAGCAGTAGTGCCTGCGTTCACGCAGAACACACCAGATGAATCGCGAATGTCAACGTCTGAGGAGACACTGTACACCAACCCGCGCTTCTCTCTAACCTCATCAAACAGTGGAGAGCTCATGCCCTCACCCAAAACCGCAGCCGCAACCTGATATGCGCGATGCAGCGGGTCCTTGTCTGACACCGCTTCATACATCATCTGAACATGACATTGTTCAGCTGGCTTCTTGATGATCTTCATGCCTGGTGCGAATTCTGGCACATCGCGGCCACTAGCTCTCCAATCCGTTGGTTTGACCTTTGAAAATGCCGCCTCGATCTTTGCGAGCACCTTGTCCTCATCAAAAGACCCAGCAACTCCAACGACAACGTTTGAACCACGGTACCAACGATCAACATAATTCAGGAAATCTTGGCGTTGGAACGCCTTAATGTTCTTCGGTTCACCGATAATGCGTCGACCAAAAGCTTGGTTTTTGTACGCGGTCATGTACGCGCTGTCATGCGCAACGTGACCTGCACGATCTACATACATCCGATACTCTTGAAGAATGACCTCACGCTCTTTTTCGAGCTCAACAGCGTCAAAGGTGCTGTTGCAGAAGATGTCACCAAGGATATCCGCAAAGGTCATCGCGTGCTCTGGAAGACCGCTGATGAAGTATGCAGTCATATCACGATCAGTGAAGGCGTTCATTTCAGCGCCAAAGCGCTCTGCGTCAGAACTGATCCTGCTGTACGTGCGACGTTTCGTTCCCTTGAAGGCCATGTGTTCAAGGAAGTGGCTAATGCCGTTCTCATGTGGAAGCTCATTCGCAGAGCCTGCGTTCACAAACACACCAACTGAAACAGTCTTGGATTCGGTAGGAATTGAGACGACACGAACACCGTTCGCAAGTATGATGAGCATGGACATTCCTTCTAATAGGTAGTCCAATTGTAATTTGAGACCTTAGGCGCATAGGTTTGGTCTCTGGATCTATCTCCCGATAGATGGTCCCGAGTGGCGGAATCGAACCGCCGCCACAAAGCTTCGGAGGCCCTGCGCCGAATCCATCGGACCCGAGTTAGGACCACTCAAATGGTCCCCATGTCTTCTTGTGAGCTGCCCCATCCCCGACGTCAGCGCGTCTTGCGGCTCTGTTAGCCTGCCGCTTCCAGAACTTACCCCCTGGTTTACAGAAGGCGCTGTCCCAGATCTTGTTACCACGCTTGTCGCGTGGTTGTTTACTGTTACCGAGTTTTATGCGTGGAGTTTTCATATGCTTGTTCCAGCGGCGACCGCTGGAAGGCACTGCCTGTTATTTACTGCAGGTTCTCTTCTTGCTTGCGTTGCATCAACAGTTCCTTCAGCGCTGATTTGAATTCATCTCGAGCGGAGATGAACTGATCATAGCCATGTGAACTAAATGACGCAGCTGCAGCCGCCATGTTGTCCGCCAACGCCATCATGTGGGTTGCACTTTCGTTTTCAAACTTCATTTTTAACCTTACGGTTTTGGATATTAGGGCCACAAGATCGGGCCAAACTTTGTAGCTGATTGCCACCTTGCAATTATAGCCAATCACTAGATCACAGGTCAAGTCTTTTAACACTGTTACTCTTTAAGCTTTGTAATGATCAACAATGCAATGGCGGCAATCACGCCCTGAATTAGAGCGAGCGCCTGTTGAAGAATCAACAGCTCGTTTAAACTCAGCATGTTAGTGGTGGGGTTTCCCCCACCCTCCATGTTAGACGACGTTGTTAGTGCTGGTGTTGCGACCAGCGTTACCGGACATCGTGCCAAAGTTCACAGTACCTTGCGTTGCGGCTTGGAATTGACTGTGCAGTGCTTGCAATTGTTGGTTCACTGAAGCGAACTGAGACATGCCGTACGAACGCTCATTGGCTTCAACGATTGTCGTGTGCCGCTCTTGAAGCTGGCGGTTCAGATCAGCCATCTTGAGTTCGTTGATGAGAGCACGAGTGCTTGCACCATCAGCAACAACATCCTTGCCAAGCATGGCTTGACCAAGGGCAATTGCGGAAGCATTCTTTTCACCAGCGAGCGTTGCAGCCGCAGATGTTTGATATGCTGCAAGTTGAATTGCTGCCAGTGTTTGCGCGAACTGCGCGTCTGTCGAAGCCTTCAGAGCAGCCAATGCAGTTGCATTGCTGAAGTTCTGGCTTTGACCAGCGATGAAGTACGCGGTGTCTTGAGCAACAACGCGGTCAGCTTCTGTACCTGTGCGGTCAGAATTTGCCCAGCCTGCTGTCTTGACTGCGTCTACGACGTCTTTCGACTCGACAACGTTTTCACGTCGAATGTCAGATTGACCTGCAAGAAGTGACGTGATGTCAAGTTGGCCCGTAACGGTGCCGGTGACGATGTCTGCCATAATGATTTCCCTTTTTGTTGCGACTTCAGGCACTACAATTTGGCCGTTATCGCTATTGTTGACAGGTTCGGCGGGAAGATCAACTGCAACAGAAACAGGCACAGCACTACTAAGCTCCGGATTATCCGAGCGGAGTTGTGCAATGATGTCAGTATTGTCATTGGCAATCATACCAGCCGTCCAAAATGCCCCAATGGGGACTAGCGGTGATACGTCGCCGTTACCGTTGCGGGTTGGTTCCCACAATCCTTGCGGTTCTCTTTGGAACCGTTTTCGTATTCTATTTAGTCTTGTTAGACTAACGACCCTGGAAACGGGTCAATCTTCAGCGTGCAGTTGATCCCTCAACCACTCGCAGAAATCATCTTTAACAATGTCACTACCCCAACCATAAACCGTTGCATCTTCCTTGATGCTCTCAGGAGTGTAGTTCTTGATCGCGTCAACGTGCGATCTTGAAGGTGCTGTTTCTAGCACCTCGAAGATGTAAGTGTACAAGAACTTCAGGTCGTCATGTGTCATTTGTATAGTGTATCACATTATTCACATTGTGATCACAAATTATTGGTGCCCCGTAGAGGAATCCTCTGCATCCTCCTTACGAGAGAGGCGGTCTACCACTAGCTTAACAGGGCATAGGCTTATTCAGCTTTTGCGATTCGCTTCAAGTCCTTTGACTTCGCGATCAAGTCTTCCCAGAACGTTCCTCTTCCACCATCGGTTGTTTCGTAATGGTAGATTGCGGACATGTACGGTTCACCAACCTTCTTGAAGTTCTCGTCGCGATCAATCCGTTTTTGGAACGTTCGACCGGTGAGCTTGTACGTCTTTCCAGTCTTGGAACTCAAGAACGTGTCGCCTACATTGAACTTCCACTTGTGCTGCTTAGACATCGCCGCATTTGTGGCGACATGCGCCTTCACTTGATCACCAAGGTGCTTATGAAAGGCCTTCAAGTCTGATTCAAACAGTTCATGAACCTTCATAATCTTACCAGGTAATTGGATCTTTGGTGACCTTACGGAGCACCAGATTCACCCCAGTGATGGCCATGGCCTGCATATCAGGGCCAATCACAAAGCCGAACTTGTGTTGAGCCAGGACAGCGAGGGCTAACACGACGTTTGCCCAAACGGTCTTTGACTCATACCATTTCTTACCAGCGCCGTTGGCTTGAACACCTGCGGCGACCGCTGCGATGACAGTACCACCAACTTCTTGCACAGTCTTGTCAGTAACAACTGCCTCGACCTCAGTCAGATCTTTTTTCATGTCCATAGGAATCTCCTAATCATATCTCCTATTTACCACAAGAGATCAATCTTCCCGTCCATCACGTCACTGGTTCTGGCACTCTTTCCAGTTCTGTGATCCTTGACCACATTATCCTGAAATCGGTATGTGCGGATTTTATCGCCGCGTTCACCACTTCCAACCTGCTCTTTACGTTCCGTTGCCAGCGCCTCATGAGAGGATTTGGAACTTGACGCGTTCAAGCGGGCTAGAATTGCGGTCTTTGCTTCCTCAAGAGAGTTTTCCCTTGAGCGACATTGTGCAGTGGCAACCACACCAGTTTCTAGGTGTACAATCCTGCAGGAATTCTGATGCTTGTTCCGGTGTTGACCCCCAGAACCAGTTCCTGAGTACCACTGAATACTAAAGTCCTTATCGTTGAACGTGAAGGACTTGACGTTCTTTGGATCAGTGACTGCAACGGTCACGGTTGATGAGTGTACACGACCTCGACGCTCGGTCGGAGGGACACGCTGAATACGGTGTCCACCAGGTTCGTGATTGAGCGCTGTTAGATCTTTACCCTCGACCTCAATGGTGATCTCACCATCTCGAGAATCTAACAGGCGGTGCTTTCAGCCAAGACGGCCGAAGAATTTGATGTATGCGGAAGCCAAGTCTTTTGAGAAGAGCTTGGGGTCGTCTCCACCTTCGGCGGAGCGGATTTCAAGAATACGCTTCATGATTTACTCCTTTAATTACCAGATCACCAAGGATTCGAACCCTGACCAACGCTTTTGGAGAGCGGTATGCTGCCATTACACTAGTGATCTATAGAATCAATGCGCGTGACCATTCTTGACGAGGTAGCTAATGACCTTGTCGTACGTATCAGTGCTGAAATGTGACATGAGTTTTCCGTCACGACGCACCATAACGTCCATGTCGCCGTCTTTATCGGCGGTCTCATGGTCGATTTCAATTTGTATGTCACCAAACTCTGCGAACTCAACTGGCCCCTTGAACCAATGCTTTGCACTGATGCCGTGGCTCTTAAGCAGGTTCGCGAGCTCTTTGTTCTTATGAACAAAGCTGAAGATTTCGTCTAAACGCATGTGGTGTTCCTCCATGCATATTTAGCGTTTTTGGAGTCGCGTGAGGGATTCGAACCCCCGAACATCTCGTTTGCAGCGAGAGACATTAGACCGCTCTGACAACGCGACATGAATAGGTTCCAACAAGGGTGCGTGACGGGGATTCAAAGGTAATCATGGACTCTCGCACGCGAGAAATCTCAATTAAAAGTTGATAACCGTCAATGCTTCGGTTGGAAATTGGAGGTGTGTGTGGGAGTTGAACCCACCTTGTCTTCCTTATGAGGGAAGTGCATCTGCCGCTCTGCCAACACACCATGTTCTTCTGGTACCTCGTGCAGGAATCGAACCTGCGCGTCAGGCTTAGGAGGCCCAAGCCCACTCCATTGGACGAGATATGGTCCCTCCGGACGGACTCGAACCGCCGTAAGCTGGATTAGAAGTCCTGCCCCCGTTCCTTCGGCGGAGAGAATGTTCTATGTGCTCCCCAGGATGGGATCGAACCACCGACATCCTGATTAACAGTCAGGCGCACTACCGCTGTGCTACTAGGGAATAGGAATTTATTGTACCGTATTTAGCTTATGCCGCATACAGTACTTGGGATGGTGCCCCACCGCGGATTCGAACCGCGTCCTACGGACTACAAAACCGTTATGCACTCCCAATTCACTCGCGGGGCATGTTCACTTCAGCGCAGCTAACTGTGCACGAAGCTCAGTTAGCTGCCGAGTTTTTCCTGGAACGTCGATCTCTTTGGCGCTTGATGTTTTCTTCTGCAGCGCAATGCGAAGGTCAGATTCCAATTGTGCGATGCGCTCTACGAGCTTCACGCGGTGTTTGTCAAGTTTGGACATCTTGTGCTCCAGCGGCGTTAGCCTCAAGCTGTTTGCGAATGTATCGCATGAAGAGCATTGCACGATCTGATGCCAAGAAAGTGGCATCACCAGCATCAGAAACAGGCACAACGAAGTTGAAGCCATCATCAGTTGCATAGTGCAATTCACCCTTGCGATAGAACTGAAAATGTACCTGCTTGTCACCAGCGACAAGCTCCTTCAATGTGCTCATTTCGAAATCTCCGTTTGGTTGGAGTTGTTGATGAAGTGGTGGGGGTACTGGGGCTCGAACCCAGAGTCTTACCGGTTAAAAGCCGGATGTTTTTGTCCGAATTAAACTACACCCAGTGGAGGTGCGTTTTCGAGACGCATCAAGCGTCGAAGAGACCTTGCGCATGATGCGCTCCTTTCGTGATTGGTTACTTCCTACCTCGACGATATCCATTTGCAAGATATTTGTCGAGATCCTCTTTCTTGATCTTGATGTGATTTCCATTAGATACCCAACAAGATCCAAATTGACTATTCTTTTCACCAGAATGCGCTTTAGACATTTTGGTTTTAGTGGCTTCAGAATGCGCACCCTTAATTTCAGCGAATGACTTACCAATGTAAGTGTTCCCGTATTTCTCAAAGCGCGTTTTTATTCGCTTCGCTACAACATGTGGTGCTTGAGATTTCTCAACAGCCTTAAGCAGTTGACCACTTTCTACAGCTTTTTTACCACCTTGGCTATTACTGATCAAAAAAGCCTGTCGATGCTCTTCAGAGATAAAGCCTCCACCACCCCCTAACTGAAGGTTCATACATAGCGGATCATTCACAATCTCTTCACTCACCAGAACTCGTTCTCGCTCCTTCAACTCCTTGCGGCTTAGCAAAAACTCGAGAATCTCTTTTGAGTGCTTCTCTTTGCCGTGCTTCTTGATAGACTTCCATAGAAGCTTTCCAGAGCCAAAATACCCATCATCAAGATCATCAGTTGAGTGCATGCCAATGTAGTACTTACCTGATCCATCCGTTCGGGTGATCTTGTAGATGTAATGGAACTTGCGTTGATCTGCACGAGTCATGAGGTCTCCTTGTTGAGACCTATTTAGCGACTCCTGCAAAAAGGTTCCGTGGTACCTAGTGAAGGAATCGAACCTTCTTCTGAGCGTTATCAGCACTCTGTTCTAGCCATTGAACTAACCAGGTATGGATTTGGAATCGCTGACCGGATTTGAACCGGCGTCTTCACCTTGAGAGGGTAACGTCCTAGACCACTAGACGACAGCGATACAATTTGTGGTGCTCTCGGCGGGCCTCGAACCCGCTCCTCATCCTTACCAAAGATGCATACCACCAGGGAATACTTCAAGAGCATGTTATGGGGTGTTCGACGGGGAACGATCCCGTACCTTCTCGTTCACAGCGAGAAATGCAGACCACTACACTACGAACACCATAGGAATTTGGTAAGGGAGGTGGGAGTCGAACCCACAACATTTGCATTCAGAGTGCAACGCGTCACCGCTCCGCCTCTCCCCAACAGAAATCTTGGCCCTACCGTCTGGGAGTCGAACCCAGTTTACCAGAGACGAGTCGAACGTCTCCCGGGCACGCGCGCAATACCTGGCGCACCGACACCGGCGGGATTAGAAGTCTTCAGAATCTACAATGTCCTTTGGAGGAACATTGGTGTGGATCTGAATCACTGGACTTTTTGTATCTCGATCGTGCAACACCTTAACGACTGATACCTTAGCATCTTCACCATGAAGAGCCTTGGCCCATGTCAGAGCTGCGTCTTTGGTGCTGGCAAGGTACACAACAGTGTTGTCACCACTCTTCAGTCCGTTCTTCTTAATCGAAGGAACTTTAGAGGTTAGCGTGCCGTGGTATCCAACTTTGCGGGCGGTTTCGAAGAGGTCATGAACTTTCATACCTCTATTTAGTGGTATCGCGTACGAGGATCGAACTCGTCTCATCTGCTTGAAGGGCAGAGGATCTCACCAGAAATCCAACGCGATATTGTTTGGTGCATCCCCTCGGAATCGAACCGAGCTTCACCGTTTTTCAGACGGGCCTAGTCACCAGACCTAGTCAGAGATGCATGGTACCCAGAGTTGGATTCGAACCAACGACCTACGCCTTATCAAGACGGTGCACTACCGCTGTGCTATCCGGGTATGGATGTTCTTGGCGCGCCACGTAGGATTCGAACCCACATTCCGTCGGTTTGGAGCCGCCGTTCTTGCCAATTAGAATATGAATGACGCATGTTGGTGGGACCGGCCAGACTCGAACTGGCAACACCCTGCTTTTCAGGCAGGTGCTCTACGCGATTGGAGCTACGGACCCGTTGTTCGCTAACCACGGTGCAATACATCCCTGTACCACAATCCTGTTAGCACTACGCGAACAGCGCGTCTAAGCAACTGCTCTTGCAGAGTGGACCCCCGTGTAGGAATCGAACCTACGTCAGCTGGTTTCGTAGACCAACCACCGACTCCATCGGACGGGAGATGTTTGGCGCCCTAGACGAGGATCGAACTCGCCTAATCCTGATCGACAGTCAGGCGTTCTCACCAGAGAACAACTAGGGCATGTTTGGGGTGCTAGATGGGACTCGAACCCACAGCCGCAGGAATCACAATCCTGAGCTCTACTAGCACCATAGGAAATTGGCGGACCCGACGAGTTTTGATCTCGCTGCCTCTACCGTGACAGGGTAGCGCTCTCCCAATTGAGCTACGGGTCCATGTACTAGTGAACTTTGCTGGCCGCCCAGGAATCGAACCCGGCTCATTTTCCGTTAACAGCGGAACGCCTACACCTTGCTTGCTCGCGGCCAGCAAAGTTCACATTATTCTGGCGCCGACGGTGGGAATCGAACCCACATCACCCTCTTAACAGGAGGATAACCATCCACTGACGGTCACTTGCGTGACAAAGGATGCAGACGATGTTTTGGTGTTCTAACCATTGAACTACATCGGCGTGTTTTGGCAAGGGTGGAGAGAATCGAACTCTCTTCGTCACGGTTCAAAGCCGTGCGTAACTACCAAGTCTCACCCCAACTGTCTGGAGTCGCGTACGGGGATCGAACCCGCCTGATCAGGTTGAAAGCCTGAGGACCTCACCAGAAGTCAAACGCGACATGAATTTTTGGTGGGGACCGTGGGAATCGAACCCACATCGATCTGCTTAAGAGGCAGGTACATTACCAATCTGTCAGATCCCCATGTCATTCTTCAAAGCACCATGAGCTCGGTATTCGAGACATCACCACAACACGACGTCGTGTGCTTTGAAGAATGACAGCCACCATTCGATGGCTGTAAAACCTATGCGCCTTTATCGCGCTCGATCATCTGAAGACTACTCGATGATGTCTTAGCGGTCCGGCGTGATTTCTATACCGCGAATCCTAACGCGGTTTGAAGTCTAAAACAACCCTGGGGTACCACTTTCGTAGTACCCCAGGGTTTTGGTCGTTTGGAGGAAGACTTTAGATCTTCGTTACTCCAATGTCCAAGGCCTGGGGCCTTTGATCGGTTCTAATCATCTCATGCTTATTCTGAGCACGATCAAATCGCTGGCATTCTTGCCAGAATCGATTTGTTTTGATCGTAGTCGTGAAGTTCATGATATGCTCGAAGAGTGTTTGTGCGTAATGACGTTTTAGCGTCGATGTTGCTATCTTAACAAGACTTTTAAGTTTGTACACTGTCTTTCGGGATCAGTGAACCTGTATAGTCTTGCTCGATGTGATTGTATTTAGCGAAATCGCAGATTAGACAATGGTTTCCCATTCGTCCCTGAATGTAGACAGCGGCACTATTCGTGGGAACGGAAGAGAACTATCGAACTGCTTGGCGGTGAAGTCAATGATGTTCCCATCGACCAATGCAACTGTGTGTGCATCATCTTCAGATCCAGGCTGAATATGTGTACGTTTTAGCCACGAAGGATCTCTGGCTTTGCTGCCAGTTATCGATTTAGCTTTGATCTTTTTCTGCTTCAACCAATCGATAAATTTCTCAGAGGCCATCGCACAGTTCCCTGGCTCATTGCAGATCTCGGTGAACGTGCCAGTTCCAAACCAATCTCTAACGTGTGTGCCGGCATCTTTGATGGAGCCCTTAGCCAGGTCCTTCATTGATGTTTGATCTTCAAAGAGTTCTTGCAGCTTCATTCACTCACCACCGAATGAAGCTTCTTCAAGAATCGATTCAACGTGCTTGAAGGAGGGTTGAACACTGAGAGGTACATCTCCAGTGAGTCGGAGTACTTTGCAAGATATTCAAGGTCTGAGGATTTAGCAAGCTTTGCAAGGATATCTTTGGCTTCAAATGCTGAGAACAACTCCATGGCTGCTTGAACAGCGAAGGCCTCAATCTCACGATGGTCTTCCAGGTAATCACGAAGGCGATCCGGATCCTTTGCGTTCTCACCATTTCTAGCGTGCTTCATGATTTGTTCACGGTGTGTAAGCTCATGTGCAATGGATGCCGCGCAGAGATCAACGAACTCCTCGTAATAAGCACCACCGTTTAGTGCATCATACACATCATCTGTGAGATGGATGGTGATGTGTCCACCAGCATCACACTCAGCCCCACCCAAACCTACGCGTGAATAGTTTGATTCACGTCCTGCTGGGTTGATAACGAATGTGATCATGAATTTTTCGAACGCGTGATTAAGCGCACGTCTGATCTGTTCATTTGACAGATCATGATCGTACAAGGAGCTCTTCAACTCCTTGAGCTTATCTTTGACGAAGCCAAGATGTTCTGGACGCTTGGCTTCAAAGAGTTCACAGACTTTCATTTGCGGCCAAAGGATTTATCGATTCATGAACTTTCATTTTGATCCGCTCCTCGCGAACAATGTAGCGCCAACGACCTTCTTAGCTCCCATCTCATTACAGATCCTGAACAAATCACTCATCGTGCTGCCAGAAGATAGGATGTCATCGACGACCATGACCGTTTTGCCTTCAAGCCCTTCAAGTTCGTGCGGATCCATGATGTTCTTTACGAACTTCGCGTACATCTTTGGAAGTTCCTTGGCAACTATCCCACCATGCTTCTTAATTGACCGGTAGATTGCTTGGCAAAGTTCCTTGATCACCTTCGCACGCTTCTCATCATCTCCAGAGAACTTTTCATCGACGTGCTTCTGATCAATGTGCTTCTTTTCGATGAGCGCCAGGGCTTCAGCTTTATCTTCAGGCAGATCAAGCGTAGCGGTTTTCTTGAACGCACCAATCTTGAAGTCCTTAACACCAAGCTTATGAGCTAACTGTGAGGCAAAATCACTCAACAGCGAGCTTGAGGAGTTTGGCGCGACAACCATGTCAGGCTTCAAGTTCATGCGCTTGAATTCACTTGCCATGTGAGATGTTGTCTCATCAATGAATTTAGTGCGACGGTTTGGATCCAGTTTGAATGGACCCTTACCCTTGAACGATTTCAATAGGTCTGTACTTCCACCTTCTTCATCATTTGGCTTGTATGAGAACGCGTAGTAAACGTCTTGACCACGGGTCAAACCCGCTTGATGTCCAAGCGGTCGACGATTCGTGGTAATGGATGTGGGGGTGCTAGGCCGCCGAGCAGAGTCAGGATTCACCGCAGCCAGCATCTCTCCGTCCTTGACGAAGATATCTTCTTTCAACTTCCCAACGTACTTGTTACCATTTTGCCAGTTCATGAACGCTGACTTCGCCGAGCGTGTAAAACGTTCCAATCGGCGAACGTCGTGAGGTCCGGTGAACTTCGGATCTTTTTGGTGAAAGAGCTCATAGTACTTGTCCCAAAGAGCGCCACCCCACTCTGACGCCAAGAAGTCATATGCCTTCTCGTAGTTCTTGTCTGAGACGCCGCCTTTCATGCAGATCCGAATGATGTGGTGCACCATGGCCTTTTCAGACGAATCATTACGGTACTCGCCGTGGTTGCCCTTTGAGTCTTCTTCAAGGAACTGTTTGAACGTGATCACTTCATTCCCCTTGTACGCGGAACATCTTTTGGTGCATCATGGAAGTTGTTGTCATCATCACACGCCCCAAAGTCAATGCTGTAGTCGTTTTCGTTGTACCACTGGTAACGCTCACTTGCACTGCGAGCTTGTGGGAGAGTACTAAATGGTCCCGCTCCAACTGCATCATCCTTAACGCGAACAATGTACCACGCATATTCCATTTCATCAGCCGCAGCATTTCTGCCAGTGTGCTCGTCGGCTTCCTTAATGTTCTTCACAATCATCATGTGATCATGCTCACCAAGGCCACGCATTGTCTTCGCGTTGAACTTCATGGTCTCTTTAGTATTGTGATCGTACACATGGATTTGTGTAGGTGTGATCTTCGCAATGTTGAACTTGCCGTATCGACCGGTATCAGTTCCCTTGGTGTGCGTATGAACTTCAACTACGTCGCCCTCTTTACGGCTTACGGTTGATTCGGCAATGAACTGCTTGAATGTGATTTTCATCTGGTGATCCAAATAGAAACTGCCCGCTAGATCCTGAATCTAGCGGGCACTGATCTCTCGATCAGTATTTAGATCACGGGTTGTGCCGCTTCCAATAGGCGACAGCTGCTTCAATTCCAACCTTCTGACCCTTTTCACCGTTCACAATGAAGTCCAAGAAGCTCGGTGCACCGTCATTCAGGAGGAATGACCAGCCCTTGGTACCATCACCAACCCCAACCCGAATCAATTCACCAGCTTGTGTCTTGACTTTCTCAAGTCGAGTGACTTTACGTTTACCCATTGGTTGTGAAATGCCTTGAGGGTGTTTGCGGATGTTCACATACAGCCGACCATTTTCTACAGTTGGTTTACCTGCAGAAAGACCGATCTGTTGTCTTGTACCTTTCAGACCCATTGCATCAGCCAAACCTTGAGGCTTGGTTGCAACCACTGGAGTTATGCATGGTTTCTTGACATCATCAACCGCGACAGGACCTTGGATACGATCCGGTTGAATACTGCCCAACGTAAATTTAGGCCACACACCAACCTTTTCTTGGGGTTTGGCTTCAACGGTGGCTAGGTTGGACATGACGGTTGGCGCATGTTCGACAGGGCGAGTGGGAAAGTGCACCAACCAGTTGCGTTGAGACTTTCTCAAATTCACAACTTTCCGAATTTTATCAAGTCCTAGCGTGCCATTGCCAATCAATGCACGCACGTAGCTGAATGCCTCACCGACAGTGTGCATCTTTTCAGCCTTTTCGTCGGGGATCTCGATGTCGAACTCATCTTCAAAGGCCATCGTCAATTCAATGGCGTCCAAAGAATCAGCACCAAGGTCAGCGACAAAATGTGAATCACGCTTGATTTCTCTTGCTGCTACACCCAGCTGTTCAGCAATTACAGCCTGACAAACCTTGAACAGATCGTCCAAAAAAATCTCATCGAGGTTGGAGGTGAATGCGCTTGGGGTAGGTGATGTAGTAACGGGCACCTGTGTCTGTGGCTCCGCCTTAACGCACTTGTTGTTCAGCGAAGCAATGGACATTGCCAACACTGCAACAGCTTTGGAACTCACATCGTAAGAGTCACGCCCAGCCTGTTTGTGATTGCTTTGCAAGAGCAACAACGATTGATGAATAACCTCGGCCACCATGTTATTCAGATCGGCATTGCCACTTTGATGCGCACCGACTAGAGCACCAACGGCGAATGTCAGTGCGGTGTAGTTCTTTTGATCTGCGGTAGTTTCCAGCCCCAGATTAACGGCTGTGATGAAGGAACCGTGTAGCAGTTGAGAAATGGTTGTTGTCATGTTACCACCTAACGGTTAGTGCC